CCAGTGGGATAACTGTCACCCAGGCTATTCGAAGTTTGTAGATCCACGTATTCCCCAGTGGCCGCCCCGGACGGGGTGTGTATGAAAATTCGTTGACTGCCAAGGCCGCCCTGGGTAGTGCCGATGCACACCGAGGTATTGCGAGCACTGGCGGTCAGGGTGAGCACCTGGACGGAATCGCCCGGCCTGAGGGTGTAGTTGCCCCCAGCTAGCACTTGAGTCGCGTTGGAGACTCCCTTCACACAGACCGGTAAGATTGCAGCCACCTGGCCTCTTGAGAGAATGTATGCGTAGGCTACCCCATTATCCGCTTGGATCGAAGCAGCATACACCGTCTTCCCTGGTGCGAAGTCCCCAGCACTTTGAGCGGAGACAGTTCCACCGGGTGAAGCGGTCCGAGTTGTCATTGCGGTCTCGGTTCCCTCTGCGATGTCGAGTTCAAGGGGAACGGTAGAACCGTCCGTCATCAGAAGTATTCCTTCGACTGTATTCGTGGCCATATCAGAGCCTCAGGGTTCCCTTACCGAGCAAAGGAGTGAAAATATTGCGGTTGACGTTGGCTATTGGACGCCTCAAAAGGGATTTCAAAAGTCGAAAAGTGATCCCGATGCCGATTGACTTTCCTACAGCGCCCATCCAATTCTTTTCTATGTTGATTTTCATTACCTCGAAAGAGAGATCGGGGCGCTTTGCTATGTCGCCCAGGCTGATCGCATCCACGCCCAGGGTAGCTCCGGTCGTGGAACCGGCTTCGTACGCAGCCAGGTTGTAGGTTCCCGTGGTGACATCCGCTTCCCCAGTGATGAACGAGAAAGGCGTCGTGTTCGCGAATGCTCCTGTCAGGACGGATGCGTAGGCGTAGCTCTCGATTCCGTTTATGACGGAGAAAGCTCTCTTTCCCCTCTTCCGCTTCGCCTTTCTACGCGCCATCGGGACAGATGTTAGAAAACCTCGCTTTTAATTATCGCGGTCCCTCATCGGATGCCTTCGAGTAAGTACCGTCAGCCGCGCGGTCCACTATGCTCGCCGTGATCGTCGAGGCGTTCTGAGTAGCCATGGACCCGATCCATTGTGCGATGGCAGCCTGAACTGGATTAATTGGTTCGAATCCAGCCAAGCCGCCCTCGGTTAGCTCCGTTACAGTCGATTTGAGAGCTTGTGCCAGGTTCGCATCTAGCTGCGCCATGTTGATTTCAACGACTTTCCTGATCCAGATAGCCAGGGCGAGCACCAGGCTAAAATAGCGAATTCGAGGCCTACCATGTCGTCATACCTTCCTCATACGGCCCTAATAGCGGCCTGTTCACTCTAAAATCGTGTCGTTGCGGTACAAACATCAGAGAATCTTGATACCCGGTGGCTATTGTGGGCCAGTCATCGCCGGCGGGAGGGGGTGTGGGTTCTGGGAGCGGAGCCCCAGAAGCCAGGGCGAGGATACCTTCCGCGAGGATATTATTTAATAAAACTTCAAGAGGGGTAACCCTCTCTCGTTAATTGGAGGGTCGGTCCACGAGTGCATCCACACTGAACGCCGATCCTCCACAGGTGATAAAGATGAGTGATGTTGAACTTGAAGAAATTGCAGTAGGAACGAAAGTTAGCTTCGGACGACCTGAATCAATGGTTGAACCGGCGGTTGGATATGTGGAGAAGGTGAATAGAATGACCTACCAGATCAGGCTATGCAAGACATGGGTACAGCAACGGCGAACATACCCCCAGGGCGGACGCTTCAGAGTGTCCAAGGGTATGGTTGTGCGTTACCTGGGGGATGAGTGAATGAAGGCCGTAGACGATAACCCCGTTAGGATTCTGACCGCTCCCGGTCTGGTGTGCTGCCCTCACTGTCTAAGAATCCTAGAGATCTATCTGAAGGAGGCGAGTTGAATGAGTGGGATTTGCCCGACCTGCAAGAAGAATAGTTTGATGTTTGCCAATACAGGATTCATAATGGGAATTGAACCCTATTGTGTGAACCCTGAATGTTCGGATTCTAAATATCGACTAGACGGGAGAGATTGAATGCCGGGAATAACCGCGAACCTGTCGAACGTTGCCTTCGCCATCTGGGAAGAGGTTCCGAGGAAGACCCGACGCCCCGTTAATTCGATGGGGGGGCCGATGGAGCCGGGCCGTTCCAAGTGGATCTCTGGGGTCATCATCGACCATCATCAAAAGCACCAGCAGTTCAAGGACGATCTTCAATTCCACATCGACGAGAAGTTGGCATTGATGAGGAAACTCAGCCTCGTGAGGGAATCAAGGGACAGGCTGCAAGAGATCGTATTGGGGACCGATGGCCCCAAACCGTAGTCGCCACCCCCCTATGTGAAGCGTCACTTTCAGGATTCTTCGCCGAACAACCCGAGGAATTGAGAGATCAGCATCCCGATGCCGATGCCGCCAGGAGCGGAGACCGAGATTATCCCGGCGGCGATTGCCTGGTCCCTCTGAGAAAAGAATAGGTCGATGAGGTTGGCCACGCTCAAATCCTCGTCAGCCACGAAGACGAAGCCGATCAAGGCAGCCAGCAAGGTAAGCAAGGCCGCTATCGCAGTCACATCCTTCAGGACCTCGACCAGGGGGGTCGCTATCCTGTTGAATGACCAGGCGGTGAGGAACTGGTCGGCCATTTCTTTCTCGCGGTCCTGTAGAGAGATTCTTATCTCGTAGACTTCCGTTGGATGTTTCTTCGGCATCAGAGCACCCCGGTTATGGAGTCCCACAATACCTGCCCTAAGCCCATTCCCAAAATCCAGCCGAGCAAAAAAGCCATGCCATTTTCCATGACCATATCTTTGGCCTTCTCGCTGAGCTCACTCATCAGGCATCACCGGCCATGCGTCGCATGCCTCGTTGCTTGAGGGAAAGCCGCCGAGATCGCGCAACGCCTGGCGGTACTCCTTCCAGGCTGTCGAGAGAACGACATCCTTGAGAGCTCGCCAGTCGGAGTCAGCCAGGGCTCGATCTCGGGCTACGCGAACCTGAAGCCATGAGACGTTGTCGTAGTATTCGGAGATTATCGAGCCATCGGCAGCGCACTTCAGCACACGCCGTTGAATCAATTGGTTCCCCTCCATTGTAACTTCGGAAGGTGAAAACTCAGTGTCGATGCCGTCCAGGTATCGGATGAGGTATAGGCTGAAGGAAGGGTGTAATCTGTTTCTCCTGCTGCCTTGAGGCCGCCATAGTTCGGATTTCCCCAATAGAGATCATAGGATGATGCTCGGTAAGCTGTCGGATAGGTGACGTATGACTGGTCCCCCACTATCCCGATGCTATACCACGTCTTTTCCTCGAGTGTCACTGTCGAGCCAGGGGTGATCTCGACTCGTCCCCCTGTGTCGGTGGCGTACGACATCTCCGAGTTAGTAACCATGGTCATCGGGCGCCCTATCTCCCATCCGGTATCATCGGCGGTCGAGAGGGTGTATATGGCGAGTGATCCAGTCGTCCCAGCCGTGGCCGTCGTCCCGGTGAAGAATACCGCCATCTCTTCGATCTCTGTGTAGGATCCAGAATAGAAGGGATAGTGTGAGGGTGTGTCATACTGGCTGCCGTAGGTCATGCTGTTTCCCCAGCCCGACGCTATTGGTGCGGTGGGGATGAACGCCTCGTCCGAGGTCGCGCCATCAGCAGGACTGAAGGGAGCGAATACAGCTGCATCGGTACCGCCACCGGCCTCAAGCAGACCCGTCCACTCGCCAGCCACGCACATTCTGGCCAGATTCACCAAAACGATTCTACGAAGCTCATCTTCGTTGATGTCCTCTATTTGGATAGGATCGCCGGTAGCCTCTACATTTGCGAACGTCACCGTTGACAGGTCTATGTTCTGAAGGTTGGTGTACACCCTGGGCGAACGCTTGTTGGCATCTGGCAGTGGCACACGATCACCCCAGGAGTCCGTCCCAGTTGGATTTGACACTGAGACGGGCCAGATTCACTAAAATTAATCTCATTAGCTCGTCCTCGTTGAGCATTTCGATGCTGATAGGGTCTCCAACGGCCTCGATGTCACTGAATTGTATCTGTCTAGCTCCATCGCCAGCCTGCAAAGTCTTGTTCTTGAGTAACCTGTATACGCGCGGGGACTTCCCTGAGGTGCCTGGCAGAGACATCAGAACCCCACCACTAACCCAGCTAGTACCTTCCACCATTGATCGCCCTGGGGCCCTGCCGTGCTGGGCAGCCCAGCGCTTACCTGGTACTGCGCGAGTCCCGGCTTCGGTGGAGTACCACCCCAGTCATCAGGTACGAGCATCCTCCCTGCCTCAGTAGCTCTTCCTCGACCAGCGATCGATCTCTCGAGACCGCTTGATTCCCATGAGTTCGGTGTCGTAGAGAAGTTTAGCCGCCTTCCTGACCGCTGCCTTCTCGCTAGCGGACATCAACTTGAATCGCTGCTTTGCTCTCTTGGAGATTGCCACGCCCTCACCTCATGCATTCGTGACGACGTACATCTTGGTGCCAAGCTTGACCTCGATACCATAGGCATTCGTGAAGCCAGGTTGGACCGTGGCTGGATTGGAGAGCGCCATCGCCCCGGCTACGTTGCCCAGGGAATCCACGACCATCGCGCCAGGCGTCTCGACCTTAGCGCCATCAATCGAGGTCGCATAGGCCCAGGCTATCTTCGTTCCAGTGGGATAACTGTCACCCAGGCTATTCGAAGTTTGTAGATCCACGTATTCCCCAGTGGCCGCCCCGGACGGGGTGTGTATGAAAATTC